ATCGTTACCAGTGACGTTGATAAGTCTTGTTCTCTGGTCAGGGTTAGAGCTCGCCACTCAGCTCTCTCCGATCGGGCGGATTCTGCTTGTCTGGCATTACTTTCATTGCGCTCCACGAGCTGTTCATGTGCTGCCTTGGCTCGGTCGCGTCTATCCATGGCGATAATCGTGTATAGTGGGATAGCGGCTGCCACTAAAGCCACGAGAACTAAGACGAAGAAAAATATCAGGTCGCTGCCGCTTTTGGAGATGATGTCGTTAATGGCGGGAAACTCTTCCATAATGCCTCCTAGCTGTTGTTTTCGCTACCGCCGCAAGGTGGTGCTATCTATTTCCCTTCTTCGAGCTTTCTAGCGAGATGCACCCAGAGCTCCGGGCTTTCCCAGGGAGGATGGTTGGCGTTTTCGACTGATATACTCTGCTTAGCCTGGTACAGCAACAGACCATCGTCTCTGACGATGGCCTTTTCTTTATAAGCAAACCCAGCAGTCCACTCCGGGAAGAAGTTAGCACGTTCGGCAACGGCGGCGGTGTCTAGCATTCCCTGTTCAGCCAGGGCGACAAAGGTTATAGATGATATGGCATTGAGCTCTCGGACAAATGCCGTAAGACTGGCATTATCAAGGGGGATTTCATCTCGATTGGCTAAATACATATCCTCCCCTGCGTTATACCAGAGATAGGCATCTTCAACCGAGGTAAACTTTAGCCCTTCGATCCATTCGCGGTTGCTTTGGTCTATCGTTTCTACTTCGTAATTGTCTATCCCCATATCGGTTAAGTAGTCAATGTAGCCCTGCAACTCTTCCTGACTGGCTGCTTGGTAATAGCTGTAGGGAGACAGCCAGGTAATACTCATAGTTTCGGCATCAACCCTAACCTCGTTACCTTTTTTTAGCAGCAAAGTGCTAAGGTTTTGCAGGTTCACTAAATTGTCTACCATGAAAGCGGGATTTTGGTGCTGGTAACGCAAAGAGAAGCGTATCAGCTGTACGGATCCGCCTACTAGTCTTAACATGTAACCCCTCCTACCATACTGTTAGATTTGTAGCTATTAAGCTGGCTAGTTCGATGGTGGGATGCAACACCGTCCTGGCATCGCTGGTGCGGTAGCTACTGCTACCCGCCGAGTTAGTTGCTCTTACTCGCCAGGCTACAGTTACCCAGGTGCTTTTATCGGCAGCATCGGAGTAGGATGTCGCTGAGCCGGTGTATATTTGCGACCAGGCGCCGCTGTTTATCTGGCGCTCCAGCTGATAGCTGGTAGCTCCGGTAACACTAGCCCAGGAGATGGCAGCGGCTTCCCCCCGTCTTACTTGGGCAGGTATGGTGATAGACGAGGGTACCCCCGGAGCAGTTACTATGGAGTAGGTGGGACTGGTGCGATAGCCGCTGGTTCCTCCGGCTCCTGTAGCGCTAACCCGGTAAGCTATGGATGTCCAGCTACTTTGGGACATATCCGATGACGAAGTATTCCCACCGCTGTAAACTGTAGTCCAAGTCCCTCCGTTGGCTTGCCTTTGCAAGGTGTAGGAAGTGGCTCCTGACGATGCTTGCCAGGAGATGCTCATATTGGTTACCCCAGGATTAATCCCTGTAGTAGGTGTAACCGTTATTGAGGCGGGAGTACTAGGAGGAGTTGAAGGAACACCGATCGTTAGAGAAATGATGTTGGTGTATACTACTCCGTCATTCCATCCATCGCTATCTGAGTAATAACGTACGTCATACACAAAGCCAGCATAATACGTCCCTCCGGTAGCCGAGCTGGGTATAGATATAGATACCGAGCTTACTGGGACACTTACATTAGCACTGCTATAGGTGGGGTTACTCCAAGGAGGCGAGGAGTTGTACTTTAAACGCAGTCGACCTTGATAAAAATTACAGTCCATGCCCGGGCAATCCCATATTCCAGTCAAGGTGAATTCCGCTACAGTACCCGCAGTAACGAAGCTGGGACCGGAGAGAGTTGGCATAACAAATCCCCCCTACACTGCTCGTATCTCGCCCCAGGCTGGCCAGTCGCTAGTGGTGGTATAAGCCCACCGATAAAAAGTCTTTTTCAACTTAGGGATAGACAAGATCATCGCCACGCCATAAGTGGTGTTCCAACCGTTATAAGCCTCGCAGGTTAAAATACCATAATACGTGCCAGTTGCTAAACCGGTAGGTGCGCCAGTTGCCGACTGGACGAAGGATACAGGGATCGGCCTATTGGTAGTAAAGGAAGTGACGTTAAATGAGGTTACGGTCAAGGGACTAACTGGCGCATTGCCCTCTAAAGATTGTATTATACTTTCCAAACTGCTGCCGTCCGGGCGCCATATTATTCGAGAATCGCTGTGTGGATAGATAAGATCTCCCAGGTGGTTTTGTTGTTGGACATGATATACGGGCATCTCCTAAACCCCCTAATATGTAGCTGTAATACGATAAAATATACCAGCCCCTTGGGCTTCTTCTCTGCTTACACCCATAACCACACCCATTTCCTGCCAGGGCGGATAATCTGTGGTTACTCCTACATATACCCACCTATGCCAGGTTCGACGCAAGGCAGGCACTGCCAGAGTTTGATATACACCATATGTGGCAGATAGGGTAGCCGTGTTGGTATTAGCGCTGACGCTGGTAAGGACTCCTCTGTAGGTGCCCGTAAGTAGGCCGACCGGAGCACCAGTTGCCGTGGCGGCAAACGAAACCACTATTTTCACGTGACCTAAATAGGTAGTGGCGTTGAAGCTGGTAACCGTAGCCGATGCTCTTACACCGATGTTTTGACCCGCCTGTAATTGAGTTAGCGCGGTACCCGTCAGCGGTTGCAAAGACTGCTCTATCCAGAAAGATTGATTACTATCGTAAACCAGTAGAAAGGGTCGTCCGGCGGTAAGGCTGGTGGTAGCAGGTAAGGCTACTCCAGCCGAAGTGGGTGCGCTGCCTACAGAACTGGTGCGTATGCGTATACCCCGGGCAGTGCCACCATTAACCGCTAAAGTAGGGGTGGCGCTGCTGCTGACCAAATTGGGGATAACGATCAGCATATAACCGTTGGGCGGGTTGCTGCCATCGCTAATATCGGGAACCGTTACAGTATAGGCAGCTCCTGTACCGCCCAGAGTATAAACAGGTTGAGGTCCAGGCAAACCTTGATTTCCTGTATCCCCCTTGTCGCCTTTATCTCCCTTGGCACCAGGATCCCCCTTGTCACCCTTGTCGCCTTTATCTCCCTTGGCACCAGGATCCCCCTTGGCACCAGGATCCCCTTTTGCGCCGTCTGATCCATCCAGACCATGGGCGCCGCTCTCTCCCTTGTCACCACGAGGGATAGTTATTTCCAGGATAGCTTCAGAACTATCGCCAAGGTTACGAACTTCCGCAAAGCTCCCCGGCTCTCCGGTGAAAGTTGCACCTATGTTAAGGGTAGCGGCTAAGCCGGGATCCCCTTCGTCACCTTGGTCTCCCTTATCGCCTTTGTCCCCCTTGTCTCCTTTTTGCAGCTCCAGGCTGGCTAAATAGCTGCCGAGATCTGTTTCCACACCGTTATGCATGATCATAACGCAGTTGGCATCAGTTATGGGAAAAACGTCACCCAAATAGTTGCCATATTCGTCTCTAAGCTCTATCTGGAGGACGTTCACTCCGGGAATAATGCTTTTTAGCCGTATGACCCTACCACTTACTACGGGCACCTTAGCACCCCCTTAGCCGACAATCCTGCCTGTCATTTTGGGTGAAGCAAAGAGAACACTGCCTCCGGCACTGGGATAGGCGTCAGAAACCAACAGGTAGAGGGTGCCTTCCAGTCTCTGCTCTAGGGGGATATTTTGCCCAGCGTGGATGATAACCACCCCTCCCGCTACTTCGTCTAATTTGCGGGTATTTTCGTTGAAATCCTCGATGTTGTAAATATCGTCTAAACCGGGTAAGTTAAGACCCAGCTTCACGGTTTTTTGCACTTTGTGAAACCTCCTTAGAGCGGCTGCACCGGGATAGTGGCATGTTTATACTGGCCGAGGGCTCGATGGGTAGTAACCTCGCCTAATATACCGTAGGTGTTGTATCTCAGAATGACGTTGACAATCATGTTGGCGGGAATAATCTCCAGCACATAAGAGGCGATAAACTCCAGATGCTCCTGCTTGGTGAGAAGAATGTAGATGGTCAAAGATCTCTCAGCCAAATTGCGACTTATGACATACTCTCCCTCCAGAAGGTCGTCTAACCTTTCCTGGAGCCAATACCAGGTATAGGGCGGCCTCCTGGCGGTGCGGTCCATTAGTCTTTTACGGCGAAAGCTCAGACTCTCCCCCGGTGAAGGGATAATACCGAAAAGCTGTTCCTTATCAGCCAGACCGGCACTGTCGGAGGTCATAATAAACTGGTTGTCGTTTACCCTGCTTATCTCTGTATCCAGAAGTTCTTCCTGGTCTCCCCAGGCCTTAGCGATAATCTCTATCTCCAACACCCCGGCATAATAGGGAGGTAAGTTTTGGATATACTCCTTACTACGGCGCAGTGAGCACCACCCCTTCCAACAGGGGTATCTCCTGCTTGGTACCGGATTGCTCCAGCTTAATATCCCAGGTATCGCCATTTAGCTTCAGCTCTTCCACATTCTGCACTCCGGGGACAGCAAAGAATGTACTGTTAACCCTGGCGCGAAAAATCCAGGAAATATATTCCAGGGATCCTCTAGGTGGCAGCTTGTCCCACTCTTTTCGTATCTCTAAAAAGTATTTCTCTAAAGATTCCGTAATTAAGGGGCTTAATTGCTCCAGGGTAAAACCCGGCCCTACCGTGACTACGGCAGAGACGGTTACAGGAAGTCCTACCGCCCCCTGTATGGTCACCAGGTGGTCGATAGGCGCTCTCCCTTTGCCCATACCCTGGGGAAGAGGATCGACAGTGTCCTGGACTCCTTCCACCAAGGTTTCCGAAGGGGGGTTGAAGCTGCTGTCGATGATGCTGCACTTCACGGTACCGCCGCCGTTCCACACGGGATATACCTGTACTCCTCCGACCCCGGGAAGACTTAAGATCATATCTCGGTAAGCTACGATATTTCCGGCGAAGGGTTGAATCTGCAGCTGCTCCAGGTAGCGTGCCAGTAAGCTCTCATTGCTCTCAGTGTCCGAACCTGGAATAAGTATCCCTTCCAACCTGGCGGTATGTAGCTCCGGTATGTGGGTAATGGGGAGGAGCTGACCTAGGTAGTTATTGCCTACGCTCCCCAGTTGCTCGCATTGTAATTGGTATATTCCTGCCGCCAACTGCTGGGTAGCTATAAAGGTAGTAGTCTCTCCTATGGCAGCAAAGCGAGCGCCAATAGGTATAGGGAAGGGGGTATCTTCCGCCCCATAGAATAGCCCCTGGCGGATCGCGGCGGTAGCATCCCGGCGCTGTAACCCTGACTCTCCTACGCGTAAGTCCAAATATTCATCTTCGGCTGTTTTAACGTAGGTGTTGGTATAGACATTTCGTAAATCCTTGTAGCTTGTGGCCAACTGCTGAGCCGCTGCCGCTAGGGTGTCGTAGATGATAGCCCCTAGCCGCTTATCCACCGTGTTAGGTACCGTTGCCAGCATGGTCGCGAGGATCTCTTCGGCGGTGATATAAAGGTGTTCTGGTATCATGCCATTGGCCACCGCCTTTCCCATACCACTTCGCCAAAAATGGTATCTACTGCCAGCTGGGTAAGTAGGTCGTCCAGTCCTCCGGAAAAATGGAGGCTGTGTATCCTGGTAATCCTGTCATCGCTGAGCAAACTTTCCGTAAGGCGTCGTTTCAGCTCTGCTTCCACAATGAAGCGGTCTTGTCCCACAAGATCCTCTATGGCCATACCATAACCGCTACGGCCGTAGATAAGATGGACGTGTTGCTCGGTCATCAGTCTTTTCACAATAGCCTGGTAGGCAGCTTCCTGACCGTCCACCATGCCGACAATCCTTTGGGCTACCAAGTCCAGGCGATAGGTGCGGGAGGTTTCTCTCTCCTGGGGGATAACTGGTCGAGCCCATTCCCCCATATTGGGAAGTAAACTCACATTATTGCCTCCCTGATACGAAATAGCACAATATACTGCTGCCTGCGGCGTACTGCCAGTAAAGCCACTTTGTCGTTCTCCTGCAAAGCTCGCTGCATATAGATAACCCCATCCACATTAGGCAGTTCTCCCTCGCCACCGTCCCGGTAGCCCTCCCAGTAAACCCTGTCTCCCAGCTCCTCGCTCAAAGGGGCGGCGGAAGCGGCTGCCCCCAAAGGGCCTTCCGTTTCCGTCCTGCCACTTATGGCGTGGCTGTGGTCGCCTTCTACCTCCGTAGAGAGCTTCAGGTCATGGCTATGAGGTTCCAGGATGTGCCGGTGACGTAGGTCTATATATTTGGGTAGAGCGGCGTCGGAGAGCAGCAGAGCCGCCGCCGGTAATATGTCGTTATCCCCTATCTGAATAGTTAGCGGGGAAACGCTGACCACCGTGCCAATGGCAATATCGGTAAGCCCCCAGGCATTTAGGGTGTTTTGGATTATTTGCTGTATGGTTTCCAGCACTAAACAACCACCTCCATTTCCAAGGTTGCTTCCCTTTTATCCGCCGAGAAGGTGTGGCTAGCACTTTCAATAAGCAACCGCTGCCGTAAAGCCAGATCCCCTAACTCCGGCAAGTAGATAAAAGCAATACAGCCTGCCCGTATAGGAGGAGCTTCCGCCAACTTGAGAGTAAGGTTGCGACTTACCCGGTTATGGTAAGTCAGTCGCTGCCGCACCATCTCTTCTATTTGGGCGGCGTTTAAGTTCTCGTCCACAATTTCATAAAGCTGAAGCAGACCCCATTTGGCTATAGTCTCAGTGGATACAGCCATATAAAGGTCTGCTCGGCCGGTTTCTTCGTTGGGGCGTATCAGCTTAATTTGGTTATAGGTCTCTTTGTCGATAGAAGTTTCGTAGGTATAACCTGTAGCCAGGCTGCCTTCCCCTAAAACTTCCGCTATCTGCATAGCCCCGGCTTCCCGTAAGGTAAGTTTCCCCTCCTCATCGAGGAAGTTCCATATTTTCCCGGTGGCGATGGTGGTGCGTATCTGGTAGTCGGTGATGATGTCCAAGAGGGACAAGTCCTGGTAGTGTCCATAGGGTAGTCGGTAACCGGTGTTGGGCAGCTCACCTACCGTAAGTTTAAACTCGGCAGCTATTTGCTGCACGGCATCTGTAAGACTGTAGTTCTCCCAGTTGTAGGTTTGCTTGGCTTTAAGGTAGCGTAATTGATCGTAACAGGTGGTAGTTATTTCCCCTTTATCGTTTTTGCGCTTGGTAAAGACAAAGCCGCTAAAAACCACCTTATCATCCACAACAAAGAGTACCGGATCTCCCTCATGGTAGGCAGCAATATAGTCCTTGATCAGGGTAAATTCCAACCTGGCAGGGGCGCCCCGCCTTTGGGTCTGCCACTTCACCCCGCTTTTAACGTTGTCACTTACCTTAAAGCTCTGCCCGGTGTTACGTCCCTCTATCTCCAGTCGGTAACCCATTTAGAGCACCTTGGACTGGATAGGTCGAAACTCGCGCAGGCTGAGCTTGTAGTCGATGGTTCCCGGGGGGCGTCCTCCTTCTTCCACCGTCTCGAAACGGTCTACCACCACCGCAACATTAACCGGCTCCCTGCCATCCCGGGAGTAAAGGAGCCTTACTGGCTTTTCACTCTCCAGCAGGGTAGTAAAAAAGGCTACCCAGAAGTCTGATACCTCCGCTGGGAAAAAGCTTTCCAGCTCATAGCTGTTTAGCCTACGCCGCCCGGGACGCACCGCCTCGCCAAAGCCCAAGATCTCTACCGAGGTGTTGTTTGCTTCCCTTTTTACGGGGAAGCTATAGGGGTTCACCGGCAGCTCATATTTACCCCCTGAAGTGATGAATACTACTCGATATGCCATGTTAAAACCCCCACCTATCTTGCCCCCTACACAGGGTTAATGACCACATTGGCTTCCACAGCCTCCCGTAACCGCTTACCCAGCTCCCGTAAATACTCGTCCATCTCCTCAATAGCATTTCCGCTCATTTCCACATTCATAATAACTGTAGGAGCAGGCGCTTCCAGGTTGACATTGGCTATATAGCGGCGTTCTCTCTCATCCAACAGGTAACGCAAATCCTCCCGGTCCAAACGCACCGGGTTATTGATGCTGCCAATTTCGTCTACATAGTCCACATTGGGGATACCGGCCTTAAAACTCTCGTCGTCAAACTCGAAAGGTTTGAAGGTGAACATATCTTCCAGGTCCCTAGCCCATTGGCGGCCAGCTTCCTCCCCGGAGTTCCAGGCTTCCTCCAGGTCGATATAATCTTTGTAGGCCTTCTCCTCAAAAGTTTCCCCTTTCGTCCAGGCGATAAATTTACCAATTTTGTTGGTCAACCAGGTCCAGGCGTTTTCGATGCCTATGAAGATATTTTTAACTATGGCACCCATAACACTGAAGGCACCACTAATCTTCCCTGCCACATCCTCCCCGGTGATACCCATTTTATCAAAAATGAGCACTACGGCGGCGATAGCAGCGCCAATGAGAAGGAAGGGTAATAAGACTGGCATCCAGCCCATGAGAGTTTTCAGCCCAGACATAAACCCAGTTGTCCCAACTTTCACCAGATGCAAACTCAGCTGCACCAGCCAGGGGATAGCGAAAGCAGCTCCGGCACCAATGGCGGTAATGAAAAGGAACTTGGCGGCATCTCCGCAGAAAAGGAAGCGTTCCATTAGCCAAGTAACCCCATCTACCAAAGCGGCGATAACCGTTGCTCCTATTTGGGCACCTATGAAGATGGCGTCATAGAAGGCTATGGCTGCATCCGACTGCAGCAAGTCCATAAACCGTCGTTGGGCATCGTTGATCTTACCCATGGCTGGCAACAACCTGTTACCAACCTCCTTCCGAATATTTCCCCAAATATTTTCCAACTGTTGCATCTGCCCTAGAGGGGTATTTGCTAGAGCTTCGGCCAGGCCACCATAGCTTTGCCCAATAACTTCCGAAATGACGGCTACCTTTTCCATTTCCGTACCAGTGGCAATAATAGCCTTTTGGTTTTCGTCCAGCGCAAAGCCGATTTTCGTCAGTCCGCCATAGTTACCATCCAGAGCTTTGCCCAACTGGTTGGCAAGTCCAATCATTTGCTGGGAGCTGACATTGACCCCGCCCTGTCCGGCAGCATAGTCCGATAAAGTCCCCAGCATCTCTTCCAAAGCTCCCGCCGAGAGGCGGTAGGTCGCCAGCTCAGAGAGGCCTGCCGTCAGGGCGGCTTCGCTGTAGCTGGTTTGCTGGGAACGCTGGGCAGTCATCTCCTTTAGCTGGTTATACTGCTCCCGGGTTACCCCTGCATTGGCGCCAAGGACGCTAAGAAGGCGGGTTTCAGCTTCAATTTGGTCATTAGCGTCTTTGATTAAGTCCAAGGTGGTGTTTTTAATCCAGGCGATGATTCTTTTCGCCAACTCCAATGCCTGGTTCACCCCGGTGATCGACATTTGCCAGTTTTTGAAGCCCTGGTTTACAGGGGGTTGGGCTTGTTCTAATCTTTTTATCTCGTCCTGCATCTTCTGCAGCTCGGCGTTGTTGACGGCAATCTGCACCGCCATAGCCTCATAACCTGCAGCCATAGCCGGATCCGCCGTGGAATTCTGCAACATCTGGATGATGTCTGAGGTTATCTGTGCCTGAGACGCGATATCTTTCAGCACCGGGGTCATATAGTCATTAAACCCCAAGGTATCGGTAAAGCTGGCCACAGGTTAACCCCCTTTCGACTTTAGCTGCTCAATACGTTCTTTCTGGTTCAAGGCGGCGGCGGTAATAAAGGCTTTTTCTCTTATTTCCATGTTCATATACTCACGAGGCATAATATGGTGTTCCAGGAGGAGGTACTCCGCTAAAGCGGCGTCGCCATCCTCCTGAATTAGTTTTTTGCTTCGGTCACCAGCTCTTCAAAGTCCTGGTCGAAGCCGCTATATTCCTGTATCTTCTTCGCCAAGTCCACAATCTCACCGGGCAGCAGTAAGCTATGGAGCAGCTGTTTGGGGGTTAGGCAATTATTCTCGGTGATGAAGTCGGAGTTACTAAAATCCGGGTCTAAGCAACACGCCAGAGCGATCTGCTCAAAAATGCGTCCGCCATCTACCCGTATCCTACCCTTAGTGGAAACGGTAGCCGCTTCCTGCTGGATGCGGTTATACTCATCGTAGGTTAGTGCCCGTACCGTAAAAGGTCGCCCCTTAAGGCGACCCCCTATATCCACCTGGTGGCTTTCCGATATGTAGTTTTTATTTTGATGCAAAAACTCTCTAAGGCTACTCAAAATATTCTTCCCTCCCTTACCCTTCTCTGCCTACACCTAGCGGATCTTTAAACTCTTCCAGTAGCTCACTAGAGTTGAAGGAAAAGTTGATGTCGATGGTCAGGCCATCTTCGGTGCCCGCGTCCAATAGGGCTAACGGTATATCCCCGGAGAGCTGGCAGCCGTAAAGCTGGGTAATCTGGGTGCCCAGGGTAGCCCCTCCTTGCTCATTGATAATCAGGATATCCCATTCTGGGAAGATACCAGTCTCTTCATATTCATCCAACATCTTCCGGAAGATCTTGGCCATCCAGTAGTTTACCGTCATGGCGCCGTTGCTGCCTAAACCGGTTATCCGTCCTTGCTTGTTAACCGTCCCTACGGTAGCAAAGGTGGTGCTAGAGATGCTCCTGGCGGCGCTAATTTTTTGGATACCCGCCATCTCCATGCGCTGCTTTTTGATGGTGAAGAAGACCGAACCTTTCGTACCGATAACTAATTCATCTGCTTTTAAAAATAGGGTAGCCATTAAGTTGCTGCCCTCCTTTCCAGCACATCAGTAAAGACCTTCATGTAGAGTTTTTCCATACTGTCTATCGGCTGTATCCAGGCGTAGACCACTACGGCGTCTATCTCTAGCCCTCGCTCTACCACAAGGTCTATTTCAGGGTCAAAGTTGGTAATACAATTTAAGGCCTGCAGCTGTTTGAAATAGGCAATAAGGTCGCCTTTAAAGCTGTTGCGGTCGGCGAGGTTGTTGTTGCACTTGCCTTCGTAAAATGTCTCCCAGGTCTGTTTTACAGTGTTGTTGATTTCGCCTAAGGTGCGTATGACGCGGTTCTTGCGGTACTCTTTACCCTTGGTGGGCACAAACTCCCTGAAGGTGTTAATGTCTTGCTCAATCTTGATAGAGCCGTCCGTGCGCCGAGTGAAGAGTAACCAGCCTTCCAGGAGTGCTTTTTCGATCTCCTCATGCTCCAGTTCGTTGATGATAGCTACTGCCCCGTTAATGAGCATGTTGGTGGCGCTTTGGTTCATCGCCGTGCCGGCGCTCACACCCACCGCCAGCGCCACGGCCTTATACGGTTCGACTATAGAGCCGCTTTCGGTTTCATAGCCCTGCTTCAGGCCGATAATACCGTCGTGGTTGGCAGCAACAGAGTTATAGACCACCCCTTGCACCTTCCTGCCCTGGGTGTCTATCTGGTTGATAACAAACATACTTACCAGCTCCGGCACTTCCGGGGCGTCATCGATGATACCCATGGTCTGCCAACGTTCGAAGCTCAAGGCTTTGAAATAACCGTCATAAGTCCCCTGGTTAATGACCCCATTAGCGCCACCTGTAAGAGGCACTCCCGCGCTGGGGGTT